CGAAATGGCACAACAAGCTACCGACTATGTCAACTATGTCTTTAACAAGCAAAATAACGGCTTTAAGGTCTTGTACGATGCCTTTAAAGATGCGTTAATAAGTAAGACAGGAGTCATTAAGCATTTTTGGGAAGAAAAAAAAGAGGTATCTCACGAAACATACGAGAACCTAACTGAGATTGAGTATCAATCAATCCTAGCAAATGATGATCTTGAAGTTGTAGAACACACAGAAACTATTATACAAAAACAACAAGTTGATGACTTTGGTACTTTGATATCTCCAGCTATTGTTGAACACGATGTTAAAGTAAAAAGAACTAAAGTAGATGGACAAGTTAAAGTAGTAGCTGTACCACCTGAAGAATTTTTAATATCAAGAAGGGCAACTTCAGTGGAAGATGCTAGTTTTGTCTGTCATAGAGTTAAAAAGTCAGTATCGGATCTAATTTTAGAAGGCTATCCTAAGTCAATAATTGAAGAATTACCTAGTTATACACAGTCAAATGCTGAGTTAAACGAGGAAAGAATAGCAAGATTTAGCTTTGATGATGATTCTCTACCAGCAGATGAGGGTAGTGGTCCATCAAGAAAAGTTTGGTTAGAAGAATGTTATATACATCTTGACTACGATGGCGATGGTATAGCAGAGTTAAGAAAGATTACTAAAGGTGGTAATATAATACTGGATAATGAGGAGATTGATTCAATACCTTTCTCAACTATTTGTCCATTACCAATACCACATAAGTTCCATGGCATGAGTATTGCTGATACAGTCCAAGACATACAGCTTATTAAATCGACTATCATGAGAAATCTTCTTGATAACATGTATTTAACTAACAATGCTAGATATGCAGTACTAGCAGGTCAAGTTGAGCTAGATGATTTATTATCTTCAAAACCAGGTGGGATCGTTAGAATGAGAGCCCCAGGAGCTGTTACAGCTTTACCTACTCCACAAATACAACCTTATGCTTTCCAAATGGTACAATACCTAGATGGCATTAGAGAAGAAAGATCAGGTGTATCTAAAATGACACAAGGATTAAACCCTGATGTATTAACATCTCATGTAACTTCAGGGGCAATATCAGCAGCAACTGAGTCTTCTATGCAAAGAATTGAGCTAATTGCTCGTATATTTGCAGAAACAGGCATTAAAGATTTATTTAGAAACATCTATTCACTAGTACAAAGATACGAAGATAGACAAAAGATAGCTTATCTTAATGGTAAGTTTGTACCGATAGATGTATCTCGATGGAAAGAAAAACTAAATTGTACTGTAAATGTAGGTGTTGGGTCAGGTTCTCAGCAAAGTAAAACTCAGACTATGGGTTCTATTATGCAGATAATACAAGGTCTAATACAAAATGGTGGAATGGGATCACTCGTTACACCACAAAATATATACAATGCAGTAAGTGAATTTATAGCTCAGTCAGGATATAAAAACTCAGATCAGTTTATATCTAACCCAGCTATGATGCCACCAAAACCACCACCTGAACCTACTTTAGAGGAGAAGGTTGAGCAAAGAAAAGCACAAGTTGAGTTACAAAAATTACAATTACAAGCTCAAGAGTTAGAGATAGATACGCAGTTAAAAGCACAAGAACTTAAATTAAAACAAGAAGAAGCAGCAATCAATCTTGCTCTCAAGCAACAAGAATTACAAATTAAAAAATCACAACTTGACTTAAACGAACAAGAACTTGCACTAGAAGCTGTGCAAAATAGACCTGTTGGAATAGGACCAAGCTAATGGCATACCCTAAATACTCAGGTCATGGAAGAATTGAGAGAAACAAATTAGTTTCTAAGAAGATTAAGATGTTAAAAAAAGAAGGTAAGCCACAAAAACAAGCTGTAGCAATAGCTTTAAATACTTACCCTAAAAGAAAGAAGTTGCCACTAGCATGAAAGATTTAAACGAGTTAAATACAGAAATAGAACTTATTAAAAAAGATATCTATGATATAAAAAATAACCATTTATCTCATATTGAAAAAGATATGAGAGATGTAAAAATAGAAGTCTTTAGATTTAAGTATATAGCTTATGGAGCTATAGTTATTTTTGTATTAGCAACAGACAAATTTACAAACTTATTGAGGTTATTATAATGTACGGAATGAAAAAACCAAAGAAAAACAAAAAGAAAAAAGGTAAATGTTAACTAAACTACAAAGAGCAACTCTTGCAAAACATAAAAAACATCATACTGCAAAGCATATGACTTTTATGCGTAAGGAAATGAATAAAGGTAAAACCTTTACACAAGCACACACATTAGCAATGAAGAAGGTAGGAAAATGAGCTTATACAGAAATATTAACAAAAGGAAAAAAGCAGGAACAAGTAGAAGTAAAAAGAACTCTACAATATCAGATAAAGCATATGCAAATATGAAAGCTGGTTTTCCTAAAAAGAAAAAGAAGAAAAAATAATTGGCTAGATTAACTGATAAATCAGAACTTACAAATACAGAATTACAACAACTTATGTTGAAATATCGCATTTCAGTAAATGAGTTACACTTGAAAACATCAATCTCTAAGAATGATATTCATGGGTATCTCGCTGGGAGAAAAACTATAACCACTTATGTAGTGGATAGAATCAACCAAATAGGAGCAGACAATGGCAGATAAAGAAAGTGCAATAAAAGAAGGACAAGATGCTGAGAGGTTATTAACAGACCCTCTCTTGATAAAATCTTATGAAGTTATCCAAAATGATATTTTTCAGCAATGGATAAGAACTGATATAGAGGAAGCTAGTAAAAGAGAATCTCTATATTTTTCATTAAGAGGAGTCTTAACAGCTCAAAATGTTCTTGTTAATACTATGGAAAATGGAAAGATAGTTGAAAACGAATTAAAGGGAGGTAAATAATCATGGCAAAAGATGATATCCCTGTACAAGAATCCACTAATGGTGGTGTGCCTGTAACTGATGTAAGATCAGCACAAGCAGCACTTCAAGGTATGATGAGCACTCCAAGTGAGGAGCAAAGCACAGAAGACCAAGAAGAAACAGAAACAACGGAAGAAGTTTCTGCACAGGACATGGAGTCCGAATCAGTTGAAGTTGAAGCAGATAATCCTGATGGGTTAACTGCCGAAGACTTAGTAGACCAAAACCAAGCAGAAGAAAATCAGACACCTGGCACATACACCATCAAAGTAGATGGTAAAGATGTAGAGGTTACTCTTGATGAACTTCAAGCAGGTTACAGTAGACAAGCTGATTACACAAGAAAAAGTCAAGTATTGGCAGAGCAACGCAAAAAAGCTGATGAAGAATTAGCTGCGACTCAACAAGAAAGACAGCGTTACTTATCACAACTTGAACAATTTAACATTCAGGCAGATTCTAAAATAGAAGAACTTGCAAAAACTGATTGGACAAGACTCAAGGAAGAAGATCCAACCGAATATATGTTGAAAAGAGATCAATATAGAGAACTTCAAGATAATAAAAGAGTAGTTGAAGAAGAACAAAAGAATCTTCAATACAAACAGCAACAAGAACATGAAGTTAAATGGCAAGAAGAACTTGGCAGACAGCAACAACTTATGGCAGAAAAACTCCCTGAATGGGTTGATCCTGACAAAGGTCCTAAATTGAAACAATCAATTAAAACCTTTGCAGTTAAAAAAGGATTTACTGAACAGGAAGTTAACAGCTTAATTGATGCAAGGTCTGTAGATGTTCTACATAAAGCCATGTTGTATGAAAATCTTTTAGCAGCTAAGATTTCTAATAAGAAAACTAAAGTTGTACCTAAAGTTCAAAAACCTGGTTCTCCAGCAACAAAAGGTGAAATATCTAGTGATAAAGTTAAGGCACAAAGAGCAAGGTTAAGGAAGACTGGGCATGTAAATGATGCTAAAAGCGTTATTGAAAGCCTAATGAACTCTTAGCTTAATACAAAACTTTTTTAATATAGGTAATCAAAAATGGCAATATACACAGACTCTTATGAAACTTTTGATAGTAACAATAAGAGAGAAGACTTGGCGAATGTTATTTATAACATCTCACCAACAGAAACTCCATTTATGTCTAGCATTGGTACTGGTTCAGCTGGTGGCACAAAGCATGAATGGCAAACAGATAGTTTAGCAGCAGCAGCAGCTAACCTAGTAATTGAGGGTGATGACTCTCCAAGCAGAGCTTTAACAGCGACTTCAAGACTATTAAACTACACACAGATTTCTACAAAACCTGTAGTAGTTACTGGTACTCAAGAAGTTGTTAACAAAGCTGGTGTTTCTTCAGAAATGGCTTATCAAATAGCTAAAGCTGGTAAGGAACTAAAAAGAGATATGGAACTAGACATGACTGGTAAACAAGCAGCAGCAGCAGGTTCTTCAGGCACAGGTCGTGCTTCAAGAGCATACGAGTCTTGGTGTAACACTAATGAACTTCATGGTTCAGGTGGTTCTACTAATAGTGCTGGTGCAGTTACTGATGGTACTCAAAGAGTGCTAACAGAATCTCTTTTAAAATCAAACTTAAAAGCATGTTACGACCAAGGTGGTAATCCTGATCTATTGTTAGTTGGTTCATTCAACAAACAAAAAGTATCAGGCTTTACTGGTAACTCTACTCGTATGGACATGGCAGAAGATAGAAGCTTAGTTGCTACTATTGATGTTTATGTTTCTGACTTCGGTGAAGTTAGAGTAGTAGCTGATAGGATCTTAAGAAGTTCAGGAAGAACTGCACTTGTAGTTGACACAGAAATGTGGTCAGTTGCATATCTAAGACCTTTCGGTGTACAAGACTTAGCGAAAACTGGTGATGCTGAGAAGAAGCAATTACTAGTTGAATACACTCTAGTTGCTAAAAATGAAGCAGCTAATGGTAAAATCGCTGATTTAACTACATCATAATAAAATTTTACTTTCCTCATAGTTAGTAAAGGGTGGGGTTTTGCACTCCAATGTTTTCCCCACCCACCTAGATACATTAATGATGGCCTTGAAGAACAGTATCGCTTCGGAACGAGGGTTATTAATTTGGAGAAATTTAATGAGAACATTAAATGATTATTTTGTAACAGCAGAGATAGAAGATATATCTACTGCATCAAGCACATTTGTACCAATACCTGATGGTGGTAGAGTAATTAAAATTATTACTGCATTACAAGGGGCTATTGGAACTGCAAATGGTGGTATTAGTTTTGAAATTGGTGGCACTGCTATTACTGGTGGTGGCATTACAGTAACTCAATCAGGCTCAGCAGCAGGTGATGTTGACACAGCAGAACCTACAGCAGCTAATAGAGTTGAAGAAGATGGTTCTATTGAAATGATTACAAATGGAGCATCATCAAATGCAGTTAAACTATTAGTAACATTCGTAATTAGGAGATAAGCATGGCAAATTGGTTAGGTGGTTACAGAGTAATAGCGAATCACACAAGAACGACAAGTAGCTCATCAGCACAAACATCGGCTTTCAATGATAGTATTGAATATGTAAGAGTAACAACTACTGGCCCAGTATTTATTGAGTTTGGAGCAAATCCTACAGCAGCAACTGCAACTTCAATATACATGGCAGGAGATGAATCTATCATATTTAAAATAGATGGTGGCATGAAAATGGCAACCATTCACGCTAGTGGAACACCTACTGTTTATGTTCAGGAGCTTAGCGAGTAATGAAAAGGAAGTTAGGAGATGGTCAAACATTTCACTTTCATTCTGTTGATGGCACTGGTGCTATACAACATAAGTCAGAAGACTTAACAAAGTTACTTGACTCAAATAAAAGATTACAACAGGAAGACCACAGCATAAAAGATGAATTTCGTTTATCTGCTAGAATTCCTGTTGGCATCTACTACGAATGGAAAAATAAATTTGGCGTGGATTTATATAATAAAAACCACAAGGACGCAGTCAGGAAATTATTAAATAGCCCTGACTATAGATACTTAAAAACAACCAGTAGAGTAATATAATGGCAATATCAACATACGCAGAACTAAAAACATCTATAGCAAACTGGTTAGACAGAGAAGATTTAACAGATATAATCCCTGACTTTATTGCTTTAGCTGAAACAAGACATAAAAGAGATTTTAAAATCAGAAGGATGGAAACTAGAGTAACAGCTAATACGATAGCTGATACTGAGTATTATACTTTACCTGATGACTATATTGCTATGCGTAATATAAAACTTAACACAGATACAAAAACACCTTTAGAATTTTTAACGCCTGAAATAATGGACAGGTTACAAGCAGGTAGTCAAACAGGCTGCCCAAAAGCCTATTCAATTAAAGGTAATGATATACAAATAAGACCTATACCTGACGGAATTTATGAAATAGAAATAGCTTATTACAAAACATTTGCTCCTTTATCAGACTCTAATACAACCAATGATATGCTTACTCATCACCCTGATGTTTATTTATATGGTGCGTTGGTAGAAGCAGAGCCTTATCTTATGAATGATAAAAGAATTGATGTATGGGCAGGGTATTATGATAGAGCCAAAAAAGATATTATAGATTCTAATGAAAGAGATAGACACTCAGGCACAGCACCTGTAACAAGAATTGATTATGGGGCTTATTAATGACTACATGGACTATAGTTTCTACAGATTCTACAACATGGAGTGTTATACAAAATACATCTGAAGGATATTTTGAAACAGAAGATAACTTAGATTTATTAGTAACTGAAACAGGATTATTGTTTCAACAAGAAGGGGGAGTTGTTATAGCTCCTGATGA